ACTAGCAATCTTTCTGGTGCCATTGCAAACCTGCTTCCAGGAGCCCCTGGTAACAATGCAGGTTTTTATGGCGGGCCACAGATGGGCCAGATGCCTGCGGGATTTCAATCTAAAACTGTTTACTGATGAAGACAAAAAAGCTAGTTAAAAAAGCGTTAAAAAAGCCTGAGCTTTATAGCTATGCCGAACTTGCGTACTTTAAAACTTGGCTTTGTCTCCATAAAAAGTCGAAGACTGCTAAGATCAAGAAAGCTAAATAGGCAAATAATAAATGGCTGTAGACGCTAAGGCCAGACTCAAAGACATTGTTGACTCCTACCTAGAGAAAGATGGTGGTGCATCAATTGATACGGGCATTGTCGCGTCACACCTGGCCCAGATGAAGTTGTTTGGCATCCGTCAGGGTGTTGAATTTTTTCCTGCGCAAGATAATTTTGGTAATCAACGCAAAGATTTTATTGATCGTGTAATCAAATACAATCAAATTGACATCCGCTTAGATTCGCTCTGGGATTATTTCCTTTGTGATGGCCAGGGTCTTTTTTATATTCGTCCAACTGAGAACAACTATCGTCTTTATTATTTCCGTAAGCATGAATACCGTAGTTTTTACAACGTTGACGGCGAGCTAGACGAAGTTGTGATTATCTATAGCTACAAAGTCCGTCAGGGCTTTGGCTATCAGCAAGATATTGAAACCACCAATTTAGGCGGCCAGTCGGGCATGGGGCGCGGCGGTGCAAAACGCTACATCCGTCTTTCAATTAAACGTAAAACGATTGAAGAAACTCACTCTGAAGGTGAGCTTTCATTTGATACCAACTACCAGGTAATGACTGGTAAAACCAAAACGTTTAAAAACACGCTTGGCTTTATTCCTTGCGTTGAAATTTTTAATAACCCCAAAGGATTCTCTACAGAAGGCGTTGGTGAATTTGATTCTCTAGCCAACCACATTTGTACGCATGACGATATGGTTCGTAACATGCGGAAGAACGTTCAGTTCTTTGGTAATCCAACGCTTTTGTCTTCTCGTCCCAAGACAGACCTGATGGAGTCCGGTGGCGACTCCGTGGTGCAGCGTCCGTCTATTGCGGCCAACTCAGGCTTTACAGGTAGTGGTGCATTAAGTCAATCACGGTTTAAAGCTGATCCCATTTCCCGTGGTGTTGACGGTCAAATTCGAGTTCCAAGGGTGATTGCAAACCTGGAGCCAAATGACCGAGTTGGTTATATTGTTCCGGATGCTATCTCAGGTGACCAAAATTCTTTTGCGCGTCAATACAGGGAAGAGATTCGTACTGCACTTGGAGGTGTAGACGAGTTGTCAATTTCTGCAGGCGTGACCGCAACTGAATACAAATCTTTATTTGGTCGCGTTTCTGCTACATCTAAGAAAAAAGCTAATTCTATTTACACATATGGTGTTTGCCGTTGCTTGGAGCTAATTATTTTCCAAGAAGAACGCATGTTCCGTGAGACGCTTGCGGCGGCTGCGGGCCTGGAACGTCCCTTGGAACTTCCTGAGAATTCTTCACAGGAAGACATTATGGCTTACGAAGATGCCATGAGCAGGTTTGAGGATCAAGTCAAACAGTTAATGATGGCTTGTCTCAAAACCCAGCAGATTCCACCAGGTGTTCTTGGCTTGATCCCCGATGGTGACGTGACAATGCAGTGGCGTTGGCTTGGTCCTGTTTACGAGGATTCAACGCAAGATACGCTAAACAACTCCATTGTGGTGCGAAATCTGCAAGAATTAGGTGTTGATAGCATTGAAGCACTGAAATACCTCTTCCCGTCTAAGACGGATGAAGAAAGGGCAGGGATGCTATCCGGCTTCCCATTCAGGATGGTAGGCGAACTGCAGAATGCTTATTCTCAGTTTGCTCGCCTAGTGGGGGGCATGATGCAGACCCCTCACCCGCAATCACCGGATTTACCGATGGCTGCGGATCCGAGATTGGATTTAACTCCATATCTGTATCGCACTTTAGAAGCTCTACAAAAGGAGATGAGTTATGCAGGACGCTATCGTCCAATCGATCCCACAGACGAGCCAAGCACCAGCAGCCGTCGCTCCGAGCAGCTACGTGGTGGCAGCACCACAAGCAGCACCGGCCAGCTACCAGGCAGCTCCGCAGGCTTATCAAGTGGGTATGAGCTACCCCCAAGCGGTACCTCAGGCAGCCCCCAGCTACCAATCAGCCCCTACTCAGTACGCCCCCCAATCCCAACCGGCGGCGGACTCGGCGGGGAATCCTTGGGAGTCGGCGTTCAACAAGGTGGTGAATCTGCTGAGCGCTCCAGTCCAATCCCCATTCCAGGGTCAACAGTCGCAGGCACCGACAGCGTATACCCCGGCCAATTACGGACAACCCAACAGCCAGTTTACGCCACAATCGGATCCCCTGACTTGGTCTCCCAACCAGGTATCCTCGCCCAATTATTCCCAAACCTCCTCGACTCCCTCATTGGAGCAAATCGCGGACCTGGTGGGAATGAGCCAGGAAAGCCGTCAGGTGATGGACGCGTTCGGGATCGAAGCACCGGCAGTTCTGAACAACTACGCCCTAAATCTGGAAGGGATGCTGGACAGCGCCGTCCAGTGGGGAAATCGCGCAAGTAACGCAATCACTGGTTACGCCAACTTTGCTGTTAACGAGCACCAGGAGAACCTGGCCTACAACGAGATTCTGACCAACCCCGACGTTCTTAGCGATTACACGCTGAAGTTCTTTGGTCCCGAAGGTCCTTATCCTGTGTACGAGAACGAAGCTCAACTGGAGACTCGCGGTTATCCGACCCAAGCTGTGGCACAACCTCAGATGGGCCAGTTCCCTGCACCTCCTGCAGCTGCTGCTCCCCAAGCCCCTGAAAATTTCTGGGGTGGTTTTAACGACCAAATGAATCGCGATCCTCAGAACGCATGGCGTCTTCTGAACCAAGCCCAGCCCCAAACTGTTGCAAACAAACTGTTTGTAATGGAGTGATTGTTAGTCGGTAGTTCTAGTAAATTACCGACTGCTAAAATTTATGTTAGATAAGACATGATAATGTCTGAATCTTTCACCCGTTAAAACATTTCCTGCGACACTGGAGGATAGAACAAAGTGTTTATTGATAACGATTTTCCAAAAATCCTGGGTGCGGAACTTTATCGTCCCCACCCCGCTTACATCGCTGAGATGGCCGTTGAGCCCGTAGTCGTTCACGACTTCACTCGTCAGCCTGGTCAAACCGTTCAGCTGGATCGCTACAAGTTCTGGGGAACTCCTGGTACTAAGGACAGCCGCGAGCGTATTGCCGACCAAACCATTGGTAGCGCTAACAGCCGCAACATCACCAAGGAGAAAGTCCTGGTGGTCCTTAAGGAATACACCGGTCCTGCGGACCCGGGTGATCCTACCCAGCCCAGCACCTTCAAGATTGCCCGGGAAACCCTGGTGACCGCTCAGCGCTTGCTGCTCGACACCGGCAACTTGAACATGTTCCACCAGAGCATCGGTTCTTTGACCCTGCTTGATGACTATCGTCGTTGGCGCGACCGCGTCTTCATTGACGAACTGTCAAAAGCAGAAGCAAACGGCCAAGCTTCTACAACCCAAGGCGGTTACTTCTTCCCTGGTGGTAAGACTAAAGCTGCTAACGGTTCTATTTCGTATACCAGCGCTGAGTACACCGCTGATCTTCAGCAGTTCTCTGTGCGTACCGACCTTCTGAATGTTGTTAAGGACCTGCGCAAGCGCAACGTTCCTACCTACGCTGATGGTCTGTATCGCTGTATTTGCGATCCCACATTCATGATGCACCTGCGTCGTGATCCTGACTTCCGTGAGATTGCTCGTTACGCTGGTAACCCTGGCCAAGGCATGTACATGGGTAACCCCATGATGCCTAACAACGCCAGCTTCTTCCAAGGCCCTCAGGCTGGTCAAGCCTACTTCTTGGCTGGCGAACCTGTAATGCCTACTGGCGTTCAGTTTGAAGGTGTGAAGTTCTTCGAATCGACCAACTTCCCCAACCGCACCATCAACGCTAGCTTTGACGCCAGCAGTTTTGCTCAACAAGAAATTGCCCAAGGTTACTTCTTTGGTCCTCAGGCAATCGGCGTTGGCATTGGCGGTCCTAACGCTCAAGTGCTGATCAACAATAACGATGACTTCAGCCGCTTTATCATCTTGATTTGGCAACTGTACGCTGGTTTTGAAATTCTTAACAAAGATTTCGTTACCACCGCATTCAGCTTCGTCTCTGATGACGGCATCGTTTGATAATCAACAATAACTTTAGGTAAAATAAATGACTTATTTGTCTGCTAAAAAGATTTACCCCGGTAACTGGGTAAATGCTTTAAACGGTTGGTACAAAAACACCGACGCAAACCCTGTTGACGGCACCAATGATGGCACCGTAGGCGGCCCCACTTCTGTGTTGGCCGTCCCCGGCTATCGTTATTTCCAGCAACGTGGTTACGTTCCTGTTACCGCTACATCTGGCTCTGGCCCCGTTGCCTCTGCTTCGATTATCGTTCCTTCTCCTTATCGTCAGGACGATACCCGCACTGATATCACCGGCATGGTGATCTCTGGTAACAGCACCAACACTGCTTATGTGTATCGTGCTGCTATCTCCGTGGCTTCTGGCTGGGGTGACGGTCGTGTTGCTTCTGGCGTCTATGCCGCCACTGGTAACGTGATTTCGTTCGGTCGCGACAACGCTGGTAGCCCCACCGCCGCTTCTGGCGTTGGTGAAGGCGTGATCCAGGCCAACCTTACGTCGACCGTTTCTGGTACTCAGGCTGGCGAAATTTACTTCGCTGGTGCTACCGCTGCTTATGGCACGAATCCTTTCCTGACCATCACCGGCGCAACTGGCGTTGCCCCTGGCACCGTTAACTACGCTGTTACTGCGTCTACCACCCTTAAGGTGTACGCTAAGGAGACTGCAAACTCTACCGCTACTTCCGGTGGTTTCTACATCTCCAGTGGTGATTCTGCCGCTGGTCGTGTCGGCTACCTGGTTGTGGAGGTCTGCTATGTCCAGCCCGACGTTGCTCCTCAGTACGAAGATATCGAAGCATATCTGACTAACCGCACCGTTAGCTGATTAAGCTAAACTGGGACCAGTGAATCACTCTCTGGTCCCAAATGCTTTATCAACACAAAAAAACGGGCGCTCGCGTCAAGGTTATTAGTGAGTTTGACAATGGCGATTGGTCGATGGTTGAAGACCAAGACGGTCGCCTTTTTACCGCTTACAAGACCGAACTAAGTCCCGATGAAGAGGCTACCAAAAAGGTAAAGACTCTTCAAGTAAAGGATAAGGCAGCCCAAGAGGAGCCTCGCAATTTCCCGCCTGATCACCGGCTGAATGTAAATTCAGCTACTGCCCAGATGATCGCAGATCATGTCAAGGGTATCGGCCTTAAGACAGCCCGTGAGATCAAAGATCTACAGATGTCCTTGTCGGGTGAAAGGTTTAATAATCTCGAACAGCTGAAGCAAATCAAGCGTGTTGATTGGGACTCCCTCTTAGCCGCCGACCTTATTCGGGTGTAACACTCATCTCCTTTAAATGCCCCTGGGAAACCGGGGGTTTTTTATTTTAGAATTGAAAATAAAAAGATAATGTCAGGTTATTTAAATCTTGGAACCCAAGGAGCAACCGGTGTCGCCACTGGTCCACACTTTCATTTTGGTTTGAAGAAAGATGGAAAGCAAATTCCTTTAAACATTGCACGCAAAGATATCGGACAATACCTAGAAGTACTGACACCTGGAAGCAAAAACTGGTCTCCGTTGTATGGGTCGGAACAACAAGGATTCAAATTGAATCCAGCTGGTACGGTCACAAGCGAGATGGGTCCTCGCAAGGCACCAAAAGCAGGTGCTTCTACATACCACCAAGGGATGGACATTGCATTTGCCCCTGGTACTCAGTTACGTTTTCGTGGAACCGGCTCTGTTGCCACCAACATGAATGCGGGGGCAGCCGGTAACGTTTCGTCATTACGCACTGGTCCTTACGAGTTAGATACTTTTCATCTTGACAAAGTTCCGGCGGCCGCAACTACACGTGGCACAGATCTGCCCGCAGCAGAAACGACGGTGGCCCGTGGTCAAGACACACGTACCGAAGACCTTCTAAAAGCTTTTCTCTATGGCAGGCAATCGCAAGAAAAACCGGAAAAGACCTTGGAGCAACAGTTAAAAGAACAGGTGGTAGGCGGTTTACTTTCTCAAGCTTTAAATCCATCTAGTTTTTTGTCTTCTTATGCAACAAACGATCCTTTTCTTAGTGGTCGCTCAGCCGCAAGTGGGGATTACTTCCAAGGAATCTTTGGTTGATTACTTGCTTTTATAATTGAAAGATAAGGAGACATAGAAGTGCAGCTGTCGGATTTCGACAAGAGCAGAGTTAGGTACCATTTGGGGTACTTTACTGTGTCTGTCCCAGCGGGCGACTACGCCCGTCTGGAAGAAGGAATGAATACCATTCCGGATTCATACTTCTATGACAAGATCGCTATCCAAATTGGGCGCTGTGATACCGCAGAGAAAAAAACTGAGGTAGCAACTTCGCCTTCTACTAGGATTGAGAACATCGCTGGTGACGTTGATCGTACTATTCGATCAAGTAATGCCAGGGAGGCGCTCAAGGTTTGGGACGAGATTTATCTTTACGAAACCAACCGTCTTGCCGGTATCCTTTACGTACCTAACTACAAGGATCCGTACCAAGCTCGTTACCGTTATGAGCGCTCTGGCGC